CTTATCGACTATGGTATAAAGCGTGTACGGCATATCACATTGTGACCCGTGACGCAAGTAACCTTGCCGATTGGCTGACGTAATTAGCAAGCAATGGCCCGTTCCCACGGCATACCACAGCACAAAACTTTTTTTTAATTCGTTATTAGGAGACACAAAATGAGTATTGCTTTGTCAAACGCATTTGTAACCCTATTTGACGCGGAAGTTAAACAAGCATACCAAGGTAAAGCAATGTTGGTAGGTGCTGTACGTCAGCGTCGTGGGGTAGAAGGTTCTACAGTTAAATTTCCAAAAGTAGGTCGTGGCGTTGCTACACCTCGTATTGGTCAAACAGATGTTACACCGTTAAACGTTGGTTTTTCTAACGTAACACTAACATTGGAAGATTGGATTGCAGCTGAGTACAGCGACATTTTCAGTCAACAAAAAGTAAACTTTGATGAGCGCTCAGAGCTTGTACAAGTATTAGGTAACGCTATTGGTCGTCGTCAAGACCAATTGGTACTTAACGCATTGGCTGGTTCAGGCACATCATTAACAGTTGGTAACGACGTTGGTGGTTCTGACACTAACATGAACGTAGCTAAACTTCGCCAAGCTAAAGGCTTGATGGACAAAAACAACGTTCCACCTACAGACCGTCACATTGTTATCCACTCAAATGGCTTGCAATCATTGTTAGCTGAAACTGCTGTTACTAGCTCTGACTTTAATACAGTTAAAGCATTAGTAAACGGTGAGTTAAACACATTCTTAGGTTTCACATTCCATGTATTGGGTGACCGCACAGAAGGTGGTTTAGCTATTGACGGTTCAAATGACCGTACATGTTTTGCTTTCCACAAAGATGCTATCGGCTACGGCGAAGGTATTGCTCCTAAAACAGAAATCAATTACATCCCAGAAAAAACATCTTTCTTGGTTGCTTCTATGTTCTCTGCTGGCGCAACTACTATCGACGCAGAAGGTATCGTGTCTATTGTTGCTCGCGAATCTTAAGAGGAGAATAGATAATGGCTTATTCAGCAACTGGTTTTTCAACCGTAGCAGCATCTAAAGCAGGTAACTCACCAGCTATTTATGCTTACAAAACAGCAGACGCAATTGCTGACGTAAATACAGCAGGTTATTTTAATAGCCTATCAGGTGTATTAAGCGTTGGTGATTTGATTTACTGCGTAACATCAACAGGTAGCACTGCTGTTGCAACTTTAGTTTATGTTCTTTCTAACGCTTCTGGCGTAGTTGACGTAACTGATGGTACAACATTAGCAAATACTGATGGTGATTAATTAGTAAAACAAGGCTACCCTGCCCTGCGGTGGGGTAGCTTTTATTATATGTAGGGGTTTATATGGCAGCAGGTGATACCGCATTATCAATTTGCTCTGACGCATTATTGATGCTAGGTGCGAAACCAATCTCATCCTTCAATGAAGGTACAGATGAAGCGTCTGTGTGCGATGCCTTATACCCAAACATCCGTGACCAAGCATTAATGATTTACCCTTGGAGTTTTTCTTTCAAGAAAACTCAATTGGCTCGTCTAATAACAACGCCAACAAATGAATATAAATACGAGTATCAAATGCCAGCAGATAGAATTGGCGCTCCTAGAGCCGTATATAGTTCAAATGGTGTAGGTGAAACTCCAATAGTAAATTACCGTATTATGGGCGCTAAACTGCTCACTAACGAAGAAATAATCTACGTTGACTATCAATACTCTGTGACTGAATCTGAGATGCCTGTATGGTTTGTACAGCTTCTTAAATACTTAGTGTCATGGCATGTATCTATTCCCGTTACAGACCAAGTTGAGAAAGCTCAATACTGGCAATCTGTTGCTGTAGGTTCTCCAGGCGAGAATGGTCGTGGTGGTTATATGCGTACAGCTATGAACATTGACGGTCAAAATCAACCAGCAAACAGTATCAAAGACTATTCATTAATCGCAGTGCGAGGATAATACATGGCTCGTTTTGTATCAATGCAAACGAACTTCACCTCTGGTGAGCTAGACCCATTACTTCGTGCGCGTGTTGATTTAACTGCTACCTACAACAATGCTTTAGAAAAAGCAACCAATGTAATCTGTCAGCCTCAAGGTGGCATTACTCGTCGTGATGGTACGCGTTATCTTATGGCATTGCCTAACAGTGGCACAGAATCTGCTGCTAATGGCGTACGTCTTGTAGCATTTGAGTTTAGTACATCTGATAGCTACATGCTTTGCTTTACGCATAATCGCATGTATGTGTTTAAAGATGGCGCATTAGTTACAAACATTAACGCTTCTGGCAATGATTATCTAGTTACAACAATTGCTTCATCGCGTTTAAATGAGATGACTTGGACACAATCTGCTGATACGTTGATTGTAGCGCATGAAAACATGGTTCCTAAAAGAATTGTGCGTGGCGCTAATGATTCATCTTGGACTGCTTCTGATGTTTCATTTGATAGTATTCCAAATTACGCATTTACATTAACAACAACAAGTCCTTCTGGAACTATTACTCCATCTGCTGTAACAGGCAAAGTAACAATTACAGCAAGTGCTAGTATTTTTACCTCAGCTTCTGTTGGTCAATACATTAATGTAAAACCACAAGGCCGTGCAAAAATTATTCAATATGTTAGTGGGACTGTAGTTAATGTTGTGACAGAGTTTCCATTCTTTAGTACAGCGGCAACAGGTAACTTTACTTTAGAAACTGGTTACGAAAACGTATGGTCTAGCAGTAAAGGTTATCCACGCTCAGTAACGTTCCATCAAGGTCGTTTATACTTTGGTGGTAGTAAGTCACGCCCTTCTACTATTTGGGGTTCTAAGGTTGGTTTGTTTTTTGACTTTGAAGCTACAGAAGGTTTTGATGATGATGCTGTAGAAGCAACGCTAGACACCAATACATTTAACGCAATTACAGATATGTATTCTGGTAAAGACTTACAAATCTTTACTACAGGCGGTGAGTTCTTTGTACCACAACAAGGTCTTGAACCTATTACTCCGTCAGCGTTTTTCTTTAGTTCTGCTGGTCGTAATGGTTCTAAGCCTGGCGTTCGTGTGCAGTCATTAGAATCTGGCGTATTGTTTATCCATCGTCAAGGAAAGATGCTTGCAGAGGTTGCGTATAACGACACACAGCTAACGTATGTTACAAGTAAGATGTCATTGCTATCTGGACACTTGTTAAAGAATCCTAAACGCATGGCATTGCGTCGTGCTGTTAATACGGATGAGAATGACTTGTTGTTCATTGTCAATGCAACAGACGGTTCAGTTGCGGCTTACTCGTTAATGCGCTCACAAAATGTGATTGCTCCTACAGAGTTTATAACTAATGGTGGTGAGTTTGTAGAGTTAAACGTAGACATTACTGATGTATATGCAGTGGTTAAGCGTACGATTGATAATACGGTTCAATACTACATTGAAAAGTTTGAAGCTGGATTATTAACAGATTGTGCTATCACTGGTGGTGCAGTATCGTCTGTAACAGCCACACACCTAGAAGGAAAGACCGTAAACTTATTACTTGATGGTTTGGTTCAAGCTGATAAAGTTGTTGCGTCTGACGGCTCTGTAGCGCTTCCTAGGTCGTCTACAACAAGTTATGAAGTTGGCTTGCCAATTACTGTAGAAGCTAGGACAATGCCAGTAGATATTAAATTGCAAACAGGCACACGCGTTGGCTTTAAGAAACGTATTGTTGAAGTTAATGCAATGGTATATGAAACTCAGCACATGAAGATTAATGGGATTGAGATTCCATTTAGAGCATTTGACGTAGCAAACGTACTAGATGCTGATATTCCAGAGTATACTGGAACTAAAGTTTTACATGGTATTCTTGGTTACAGCAATGAAGCTAAGATTACAATTACACAAACGTATCCACTCAAGTTTACTTTGCTTGGGATGGAATACAAAGTAGCAGTTCACCAGGGGACTTAATATGACATGGCAAATTGCAGCGGCTGCGTTATCTGCCGCATCAGCTGTGCAATCAATTCAGCAAGGTAAAGCACAGAAATCTGCTTATGAGTTGCAAGCTCAACAAACTCAATTAAAAGCTCAAAGAGATGCGTTACAATATGAGCAAGCGGCACTTGACACATATCGCAAATTAGCAATGACTAATGCTAATGCTGCTGCCCGTGGGTTTTCTGGTGGGGTTAATGGATTCTCTGGCTCTGCTAAATTAGTTCAACAAGTTAATGAAACTAGAGCTGGTCGTGATATTAATATCTTAGAGCAAAACAAACAGTTTGGATTAACGTTTGGTGATATACAAGCTAACATTTTAGAAGATGCTGGAGACCAGGCAGTGCGAGGCTCTTATTTTGACGCAGCTTCAAAACTTGGCACTGCAATATATATGTATAATTATCAGGCCCCTGCACAAACAAAAGCTCCAGTTGTGGACAGGTCTATTAATTAATTGCCAGAATAGTAAGGATAATAAATGGCTGAGTTACCTAAGTATCAATCGTCTGGTGTAATGTTTGCGGATGTTCCGTCATTAGATTTTGCTAATGTACGCGAAGCATTTAAAAGCTCACAGACTATGGCTAATAGTCTTGATAGACTATCGGAGTTTGCTGGCAAAAAAGCATTAGAGCAGAGAGCTAAAGAGGCTGAACAATATACAGTCAATAATCCGCCTACTCCAGAACAATTAGCTAGAGCCAAAGAAGGTACGTTTGACCCTGTTGAATTGGTACCACAAGGTGGTGGCTACATTCAAGAAGTTGTGCGTAAATTGCAAGGCGAGCAGTTAAAAAATGTATTGCACGTTGAAACACAAAACGATTACATGCAGATTCTTAACGATGTTAAAGACCGCAAAATTGTTAGTGATGAAGAATTAAAACTTAAATTAGAAGCCCCAATGATTGGGCGAGCTAAGACATTAGCTAAGATTAGTCCAGAAGCTGCTATGAGCTACAATGCTCTTGCTGCTGCAAATGGCTTTCAAATTCGCAAAGCTGCAAATGAACAATTTGAGTTAAACGCAAAATTAGAGTATGACGAATTAACAAGTCAAGCTATCGAAAGTGGCTTGCCTATGATGCGTGAAATTATTAAACAAAATGGCACTACTAATCCACAAGCAACAAAAGACCAAATCTCAGCGCTTTATGCTCCAATTAAACGATTGGCTGAAAATGGCACAATAAAAGCGCAACAGCAACTTAAAGATATTGAAAACGAATTTGAAGGTCTTGCCATTACTGGCATGGAAAAAACTCGTAGTTCAGCTGTGCGTCTTGCTGCAACTGGCGACAAACGCGCAGAACCTGCACTTGGTATTGCTGTAAGAGAAATAGAAGAATACGCGCTTGCGTTTGACGTAAATCCAAGAGTTCGTGAAAAGTTTATCTCAGATACTGTTGGAGACTATCATGCTGCTCGTATTCAAACTGAATATGATTTAGCTGGTGACAAGCAAGGCTATATTAATAAACTTAAAAGCGACATGAAGAAAGGCCCAGTAGGCGAGCTATTTGATAAAAATGGCAATCCTTCTAAAGCAAACAGGGTTAGTCGTGGCGTTGAATTAGATAAACTAGATTCTATTGTTAATGGTTTTGAAGCTGACATTCGTCAAAGAAATGCACAGGCTGCATCATATCGCGCTGAATTAAAATCAGACGTAACAGAAGTTAATCGCATCCAAAGCCTTGGTCAAATTGTTCCGCAAGCTCAAATTAATGAACTAGCAACAAGAGCTAGAAATCTTGGGTTGCCAGCTGACAATATGACAGTGCAACAAATTCAATCATTATCTTTATTAAACCAAGATACTATTGGCTTTAAGAAAATGAATGATGTGCAATTGAGCAACACATTAAGACAATGGCAATCAGAAACTAAAAATGGTGCTACATTAGTTCAGGCGCAACGTATTGATAACTTAAACAGATACAGAAGTTCATTTGTAGAAGGGTTAAATAAAGACCCTGTATCAATGATGAATCGCTCTGGCATAGATGTAAAGACATTAGACTTATCATTACCAGATAAAGACTTTAAATTGCAAGTTTCTGACCGTGTGCAAAATGCAAAAGCGTTTGCTACTCATAATGGTATTAAGCCACAATTCTTAACTTCTGATGAGGCTAGTGCAATCTCTACATACATTGCGTCAGCAGATACAGATTCTCAAATGGCAATGTTAAGAAAGATACAGACGTCATTTGGTAAAGACGCTTATACTGTAATGGGCCAGATTTCAAAGACTGCTCCAGAGTATGCTCATATTGCTGGCATGATGTCAGTTGGTGTACCAACCAATACAATTAAAGATGCTTTAGTTGGAATTAAACAGCAGCAAGCAGGTAACAAAGTTGCTCAATCTGACATTGTAAAAAATTCAGTTATTTCAAGTTCACTTGGTAATGCGTTCTCAAAACTACCTACAACTAGAAATAGCATTATTAAAACAGCAGATGCAATCTATACAAATAGAATTATCCAATCAGGTAATACTGATGTTTTTGATAGCAAAGTATATGAAGCTGCATTGCAAGAAGCATCTGGTGGTGTAAGAACTGCAAGTGGAAAAGATTGGTGGGGTGGTGTTCATAATAACTCAAAAGGTTATTACCACATGATTCCTACCAATGTTAAGCAAAGCGAGTTTGAGGATATTATACAAAAGG